GTTTTTGATGCTGTTTTTGATAATAATGAAGGCTCTACAAATACAAATACCAATAGTTATTTATTTAAAGGTGATTATCAAGGAACAAGAAATGCAACTAATGTTTGGGGAATATATGTAGAGGGAGACAAGCATTATTTACAAGGCAACTTAGGAATAAATGTAACTGATCCCGATGCTCAATTAGAAATAGTAAATTCATCGGGTGGTTCATATAGGTTAGGATATGGTGGAGGCACTGACAGTTATTTTGATTCAGAAAACTTTTATGTTAGGTCAGGCAATGGTGGTTCAAATAAACTTGTTGTTAACTCTAGTGGTAGAGTAGGAATAGGGACTACGAATCCTTCAAGGGAGTTAGATGTTGTTGGAGTTATACAGGCACAAGGAAATTTTAAATCTTTAGTAAGTAGTTCAAGTACAAATTTAGGAACTTCAAATGGTGGGAATGTTACATTAACTAATAGTAGTGCTACAGATGGTAACTTTAATAATATAGGTGGTTATAATTCAAATAGTCTTGTAACAAGTCAAATTAACTTTATAAACGTAAGTCAAGCAGGCAGAACGGGAGATATTTCTTTTAATACACATAATGGAAGTGATTTATTAGAACGAATGCGTATAGACTCTAGTGGAATAGTCACAGGTACAATAACTGATGATAGCTTTAGTGACGTAGACCAGTTAATTTTAAAAAGAATTTGGTCTACAGGTTCTTCAGGTGACAGGTCACACGGAATAGCTTTGAAAGATGCAAATTCTACAATGGCAAGAATATATGCTGATAGAGTTAATTCTGGAACTAATTATAAAAGTGATTTAGTTTTTATAACAAATACTGGCGCAACTGGTACAGATACTTCCGAGAAAATGCGTATTGATTCGAGTGGCAACGTTGGTATTGGCACGACTAGCCCTGGTGGTAAGCTAGATATAAAAACCCCAATGGGCACCTCTGGCCGATTTGACGGTGCTCAATTAAGACTTGAATCAACTAATACAGTAGATACTACAGGTTTCCAAGGGATTAGATTTGCAACAAGTACCACCCCTAATTATGGTTGGAGCATGGGCGCTAATAGAAGTGGTAGTGGTAGAGGCTCGTTTAGATTTTTTGAACATATTAATAGTATAACCGGAGTTGAAAGGTTTACTATAAAGCAAGATGGCAACGTAGGAATAGGGACTACTAATCCTGCTTATAAGTTAGACATTAGTGGTTCATTAAGAGCAACAACAGGAATTTTTTTAGGCAATATTAGTACGTCAGGTTCTGTTCTTTTTAATGACAATCAAGGTATTAATTTTGGCAATAGCAATGCAAAAATTTACGGTTCAAGTACTGATGGTATAAAGTTTAATGGTGGCGGGTCTGAAAAGATGCGTTTAACTCAAGCAGGAAACGTGGGAATAGGGACTACGAACCCAGGTGTAGCATTAGACGTAGTGGGAGCAATACGAGCTACTGGAGATGTAACAGCTTTCCATTCTTCTGATGAAAGATTAAAAGCAAATAAAAAAATAATAGAAAATGCTACTGATAAAATTGAACAAATCGGCGGATATGAATTTGATTGGGTGCCTAAAGAAGGCGTTCATATAAATGAAGGGCATGATATTGGAGTAATAGCTCAAGAAGTAGAGAAAGTAATACCTGAAGTTGTAGTTACAAGGGATAACGGATATAAAGCCGTTAAATACGAAAAATTAGTACCTTTGCTTATCGAAGCTGTAAAAGAGCTATCTGAAAAGGTTAAGATCTTGGAAAACAAGTAATAATATAAATATGTTTAATTTAATACAATAACTATGAGTAAACTAACTGAAAAAGAGCTTAAAAAGCTAACTGACCAATTAACTGAAATTTCTAAACTGAAAGCATCACTAGGTGATCTTGAAATTAGCTATCAAGTACAAAAGCAAAGCTTACTAGCGCAAGCAACCGCTGCTCAAACAAAATTCAACGATCTTGGCAAAGACATTGAAGATGAGTATGGTAAATGTACAATTGATATTGGTACAGGAGAACTTACACCTGTGGAAGAGGATGTTGATCCGTCTGAATTACAAAAAGTAGAAGACTAAACTTTAAATAATTATTATGAATATTACATACGATTGGAAGATAACGGCTATGAAAAAAGCACCAGCGCTTGACGGACTGTCAGATGTTATCACGCATATTAGATTCGATTATACGGGTACAGATTCAGATTCTGGGGAAAGTCATACTTTCTCCGGGGCTTGCCCTGTTGGAACTCCTGATGCAGAAAACTTTACAGAGTTAGCTACTTTAACAGAAGCTGATGTAATTTCTTGGGCACAGGCTAATCATCCTACAGATCATATGAATGAAGTTATAGAGAAAGCAATATCTCAAAAAGTAACTCCAACTAATGTGGATGCGGACATGCCTTGGGCACCTGAAGAAGAAACTCCAGAATAAGTATGGCTTTACCTAGCAGTGGACCTTTATCTATAGGCGATATAAGAACAGAATTAGGTAATACAAGTGGTTCTTTAAGAACTTTATCTGCTGATGCTGGTTTATCATCTCCTGATGCTATAAGTGAATTTTATGGATATAGTTCATTTTCTTCCCTTCCTACATCAACATACAACTTAGCTAATACCTTACATTTTTCTATACAAGCGGATGACGTTGCATGCTATTCAGGGACAGGCACGGTTTTAAATGATACTTCTGGAGTTTCAGGCGGAACTTCTGCAAATTCAAAAGCAATATTATATGGAGGCACAAGTTGGGTTTCTACAGGCGGAAAATATTGGTCTTGTGATGGGGTAAATGATTTTATTTCAATTGATCCACTTAAATTACCAAGGATTGCAACTTATATTACTGTTGCAAAATCTCCTACTACAAATTGGAATAATTCTGCTGGATTAGGGTCATCTAGAAGAGGAAACGGATTTATAATTCATAATGATATTAATACTACTAATTGGAGAGCATATTATTACGGAAGGACCACTTCCCAAATAGTTCAACTAGGTGGGACTTTATCTTCTACCCCTACCGATTGGGCGATGTATGTTATAGTAACGCATGATCCTTATGACTCCCTAGGAAGAAGACACAGAGCATATTATAATAATACGCTTGTAGCTAGTAGTACTGCTTCAAACAACAGAACAACTACTCCATTCGTGGGACACACTATAGTTTTAGGAAAAGATGACAATGCTTCGATATTTAATGAAATATATATTCATGCATTTTTAATGTATGAATCTGGGTTGACAGGAGCAGAAATAACTACTTTGTGGAATTATTTTAATGCAAAATTACCATAATGCAAAAAAAATATTTAATTATACCGGCTTTTGAAATACCAAATATAAATTTTGATGAGATAGGTGCGGGATCAGCAGAGGAGCTTAGACTTTCTTTAGATGAACAATGGGCCGTAATAAGATATAATGCTGATCAACGACCAAGCGTTTTTTCTACTGATTATAATGAATACACGCATTCTGAAATATTAACAATAATGCATACAAAAGAATGGAGTCCACCAATTGTATCGCCAGAAGATGAAATTATAGAAAATGACGTGCCACTATAAAAGTGGTATAAAAGTATAATAAAATATGAATTTAATAAGAAAAATATCTATAGGTCGCGATTATAAAAACGACGCTATGCACTATGCTGTAGGGCAAGAAGTATACGGCGGGCATACTATATGTGACATATTAGAGAAAGAGGAAAACTATGTTGTATACATAGAAAAAAATAAAGAAGTATTACCATGGAAATCTTTTAATAAGAACATGGCTATAAGTGTTGAATTTAATTTGAATTATGAATAGTATTTATTCTTTTATAATAAAACCAAAAGAAAACAGATACAATAATACAAAGAAAATACAAAACAAAAACTTAATACTTAATACTTCAATAGAAGACCATAAGTTTGTTAGTAGGAACGCTATTGTTGTGTCTATACCAAAAGCTTTTAAAACAAATATAAAAGTAGGTGATGAAATAATAGTGCATCATAATACGTTTAGAAGATTCTATGATGTACGCGGTAATGAAAAAGATAGTTCAAATTATTTTAGAGATAATTTATATTTCTGTTACATAGATCAAATATTTTTATATAAGCAGAATAACGAATGGAAAGCTACAGATGGTTTTTGCTTCATACAGCCAATTAAAAAACAAATTGATACTATTATATCAGAAGATACTGAAGAGCCCTTAAAGGGCTTTATAACGCACTCAGATGGCGTGTATAGCAAAAATACTTTAGTAGGATTTTCACCAGAGTCAGAATATGAATTTATTATAGACAAAAAACGTTTATACAGAGTACCAATTAAATCTATTACTATTAAATATGACATCAAAGGAACAGAAGAACCGTATAATCCAGTCTGGGTACAAAGCAGTTGAAGAACTTATAAAAGTAGCAGAAGAAGAAATTATTGTTGATGGCGGCGAAGATGAGCTTGCTGCTGATAGATTAAAGAATGCGGCTGCTACAAAAAAACTTGCAATATTCGATGCATTTGAAATATTAAATAGAATAGATGCTGAGAAAGCAATGCTTGAAAACAAACCTATTAAAAAAGAAGAAAAATCATTTGGTGGGTTTGCAGAAAAAAGATCTAAGTAATGTACGAACAAAAGCTTTTAAAAATAGTTCAACCTATTAAATTAACCACAATAGATAGACTTAATAGAAGTAAATCTTGGAAGTATGGTTATGATAAAGAGCATGATGTTGTTGTTATAAGTAAAACTGGTAAGATTGGTGAAATATATGAATTACAAAATTTAAAAATAGCATTACCAAAAGCTAACGATGTTCAGAATACTAATAACAAATGGGAACCAATCGAATATCCTAAAGAATTAAAAAGTATTAAAACTATTTTTGATTGGGAAAAATACTCTGAAGAATTTAAAAACAAATGGTATGCATATATTGATAAAGAATTTACCAGACGCGAAAAAGGATATTGGTTCAATAACAAGGATATACCTACTTATGTTACTGGTTCTCACTATATGTACTTGCAGTGGACCAAGATTGATGTTGGGAAGCCAGACTTCAGAGAGGCTAATAGATTGTTCTTCATTTTTTGGGAGGCATGCAAAGCGGACAAACGTTGTTACGGAATGTGCTATCTTAAAAACCGTAGATCCGGATTTAGTTTCATGTCTTCAAGTGAAACCGTCAATCAGGCTACAATTACTTCAGACTCACGCTTCGGGATATTGTCCAAATCTGGATCTGATGCTAAAAAGATGTTTACCGATAAAGTCGTACCGATATCGCTCAATTTACCGTTCTTCTTTAAACCAATACAAGACGGAATGGATAGGCCGAAATCGGAGCTCGCGTACAGAGTCCCAGCGTCCAAGCTTACCAAGAAATCCATCACCTCAACCAGTGAAGAAAAAATACTCGAAGGACTTGATACGACAATAGACTGGAAAAATACTGGAGACAACAGTTACGATGGTGAAAAGCTTAGGTTATTAGTGCATGATGAATCTGGTAAATGGGAAAAACCAGATAACATATTAAATAACTGGAGAGTAACGAAAACAACATTAAGATTAGGTAGCAGAATCATAGGTAAATGTATGATGGGTTCTACCTCAAATGCTTTAGATAAAGGCGGCGAAAATTTTAAAAAATTATATAAAGCATCAGATGTCACAAAAAGAAATCGCAATGGCCAGACTAGCTCGGGATTATATAGTTTGTTCATACCTATGGAATGGAACTACGAAGGATACATTGATTCTTTTGGATACCCTGTATTCGATACACCAGCAGAACCCGTCATTGGAAATGATAAAGAGTATATTGATATTGGAGTAATTGAGTTTTGGGAAAATGAAGCGGATGGTTTAAAAAATGATAAAAACGGTTTAAACGAATTCTATAGACAGTTTCCTAGAACTGAAGAACATGCCTTTAGAGATGAAAGTAAAAACAGTATATTTAATTTAACAAAGATATACGAGCAGATAGATTACAATGATGGTACTTTAGCAACTGGTGCTGTGGTTAAAGGTAACTTCCAATGGGAAAATGGAATCAAAGATACTAAAGTAATATTCTATCCTAGCAAAGAAGGTAGATTTAATATTTCTTGGGTACCTAGTTTAAATTTACAAAACCGTGTAATAATAAAGAATGGAGCTAAACATCCAGGTAATGAACACGTAGGAGCTTTTGGTTGTGACTCATATGATATATCAGGTACAACAGATGGTAATGGTTCTAAAGGTGCTTTGCACGGACTTACTAAATTTAGTATGGAAAATGCACCACCTAATACATTTTTTTTAGAATATATAGCTAGACCGCAAACGGCTGAAATATTTTTTGAAGATGTGCTTATGTCTTTAGTATTTTATGGAATGCCTTTACTTGCGGAAAACAATAAACCAAGACTATTATATTATTTAAAAAGAAGAGGTTACAGAGGTTACTCAATGAATAGACCGGATAAGTTAATGAATAAATTATCTGTAACTGAAAAAGAAATTGGTGGTATGCCTAACTCGTCAGAGGATATAAAACAAGTTCATGCTGCTGCAATTGAAACATACATAGAAAGTTATGTAGGTTTACAGGAAAATGGTGATTATGGAAATATATATTTTAATGACACCTTAAACGATTGGTCAAAATTTAATATTAATAATAGAACGAAGTTTGATGCTTCGATTAGTTCAGGACTAGCTATTATAGCTTGTAATAAACATTCATACCAACCTAAAATAAATACTACAAAAAAAGTATTGGATTTTGGTTTTAAAAAATACAATAACCAGGGTAATACTTCAAAAATAATAAAATAAATGTTACAAACTCAAACAAAAGGTATATTTCCGAGCCAAGCGGTTTCAGATGGTGAGAAAAGAAGTGCAGCTTATGGTTTAGAAATAGCTAGGGCAATTGAAAGCGAATGGTTTAAAAGAGACGCAGGTACTATGCGTTATTTTGCAAGTCGCGATAATTTTCATAGATTAAGATTGTATGCTAGAGGTGAGCAATCTATTCAAAAATATAAAGATGAATTATCTATTAATGGTGATTTGTCTTATTTAAATTTAGACTGGAAGCCTGTACCTATTATACCTAAGTTTGTAGACATTGTAGTAAATGGTATGGCTGATAGATCATACGATATTAAAGCTTATTCACAAGATAGTGCATCTATAAAGAAAAGAAGTGAGTATGTAGAGTCTATGCTTAGAGATATGCAGACTAGAGAAATATCTGATCAAATACAAGCTCAACTAGGTATAGACGTTTATGAAAACGATAAGGAAAAACTTCCTGAAACAGAAGAAGAGCTAGAATTACACATGCAGCTTGAATACAAGCAGTCTGTTGAAGTAGCGGAAGAAGAAGCTATAAATAATGTTTTTGATCATAATAAATTTGATCTTTTAAAAAGAAGATTAAATTACGATGCAGTAACTATTGGGATGTCGGCATGTAAAAATAGCTTTAACACTGCTGATGGAATTAAAATAGATTATGTAGATCCTGCTGATTTAGTTTATTCTTATACTGAATCACCTTATTTTGATGATATATATTATGTAGGTGAAGTTAGAAGAGTTTCTTTTGTTGAATTGAAAAAACAATATCCTGAGTTAACGGATGAAGATTTAAAAGAGATAGAAGATAAAGGAAGTAATGTTATGTTGTATAACAGATCTCACAACGCTCAAGATTCTTCAGATAATTCTTATGTTTATGTTTTATACTTTGAATATAAAACTTTTAACAATCAAGTATATAAAATAAAGGATACAGCTTCTGGCGCTAGTAAGGCGATTAAAAAAGATGATAGCTTTGATCCTCCAAAAGATAATAAAGCTAGGTTTAAAAAAGTATCTCGTTCTGTAGAGGTTATATATGAAGGAGCTAAAATTATAGGTCACAACAAAACATTGAAATGGCAGCTTGCTGAAAATATGACTAGACCTAAAACTGATACTACAAAAGCTCACTTTAGTTATAATATCGTTGCACCTAGAATTTATAAAGGTAATATAGAATCTTTAGTTGGCCGTATGACTACGTTCGCTGATATGATTCAATTAACTCATTTGAAGTTACAACAAGTATTATCAAGAATGGTACCAGACGGTGTATTCTTAGATGCAGATGGTATTGCTGAAATAGATTTAGGTAATGGAACTAATTATAATCCACAGGAAGCACTTAATATGTATTTCCAAACTGGATCTGTTATTGGTAGATCAATGACACAAGATGGTGACTTTAACAACGGTAGAGTACCTATACAAGAATTACAAACTTCTGGAGCTAATGCAAAAATAGCTAGTTTAATTAATTCTTATAATTACTATTTACAAATGATCCGTGATGTAACCGGATTAAATGAAGCACGTGATGGTAGCACACCAGATAAGAATGCTTTAGTAGGTTTACAAAAATTAGCTGCTGCGAATTCAAATACAGCAACAAGACATATATTACAAGCTGGATTGTATTTAACTTTAAAAACAGCTGAAGCGGTTGCGCTTAGAGTTTCCGATGTTCTAGAATATTCTAACACTAGAAATAACTTTATACAAAGCATTGGAAAATATAATGTTGGTGTTTTAGATGATTTAAAAGAATTGCATTTGCATGACTTTGGTATATTCTTAGATTTAGCACCTGATGAAGAAGAAAAACAATTGCTAGAAAATAATATTCAAGTAGCATTATCAAGAGAACAAATATTCTTAGAAGATGCTATTGATATTAGAAATATTAAAAACTTAAAACTAGCAAATGAATTATTAAAGCTTAGAAGAAAAAAGAAAGCTGCACAAGACAGACAAATGCAAACAGAAAACATATCATTGCAATCTGAATCTAATGCAAGAGCTGCACAAGCTGCTGCTCAAGCAGATGTCCAAAAAGAACAAGCTATATCTCAATCTAAAATACAAATCAAAAGTGCAGAGCACGAACTTGAAATACAAAAATTACAACAAGAAGTTCTAGCTAAAAAAGAGCTTATGACATATGAGTTTGAGCTTAATAAGCAGCTTAAAGAACTAGATTTACAAGTGATTAACAATAAAGAAGAATATAAGGAAGATAGAAAAGATAAAAGAACTAAAATTCAAGCATCTCAACAATCTGAATTAATTGATCAAAGAAAAAATAATACCCCACCTAAAGACTTTGAATCATCTGGCTTTGATACATTAGGTGGATTTGGTCTAGAGCAATTTGAGCCTAGATAGCATATTTTTAAACTATTATATAAAATTTTATTATGGAAGACTACAAAGTTAATTTAGTCGAAGACGAGAACCCTAGTGCTGCAGAAAAAGAAGAAACAGTATTAGAAAACGCAGGAGTTGATACAAAATCAGAAAATACAACTTATAAAGTTGATTTATCTAAACCACCTAAAACAGAAGAAAAAGATGCCGTTCAAGAGCAAAGCACAGATGAGGTTCCTGTTCGCGACGAATCCGAAGCTAGCGAAAAAGTGGAAGAGGAAGTACGGAGTACCGAAGAACCTACCCAACAAGAAGAAGAATCAGTCTTAGAGTTAATAGAAGACGATCCTGTAGAAGAAAAAGAAAACGAAGAGCCTGTTGCTGAAGTAAAAGAAGAAGTGCAGGTTGAAGAAACTAAAGAAAATAATATTGAGCTACCTGAAAATATACAGAAGGTAGTTGAGTTTATGGAAGAAACTGGCGGTAGTTTAGAAGATTACGTTAGGTTGAATGCTGATTATTCAAATGTAGACGAAAATACATTGTTGAAAGAGTACTATAAACAAACAAAATCTCATTTAGATAATGATGAGGTTAATTTTTTAATTGAAGATAATTTTTCTTTTGATGAAGAAGTTGATGATGACAGAGAAATCAGAAGAAAAAAATTAGCTTATAAAGAAGAGATTGTAAAAGCTAAGAGCTTTCTTGAAGGTTTAAAAGGCAAATATTACGAAGAAGTCAAGTTGAGTTCTAAGTTAGCCCCAGAACAAAAAGAAGCAATTGAATTTTACAACGCTTATAAAGAAGAGCAGTCTAAACTAACTGCTCAGCAACAAACACAAGCAAATAATTTTACTGAAAAAACTAATTCTTTTTTTAGCGATGAATTCAAAGGTTTTGATTTTAAAGTTGGAAATAACAAGTATAGGTTTAAAGTAAATGATGTGAACCAAGTAAAAGAATCCCAGAGCGACATTGCTAGTTTCTTAGGTAGTTACCTAGATGACAAAGGCATGCTTACAGATCCTTCTACTTATCACAAAGCTTTATTTGCTGCTAAAAATTCTGACAAAATTGCTAATCACTTTTATGAGCAAGGTAAAGCAGATGCTATTAAGCAATTAGAAATGGAATCTAAGAATATTAATATGGATCCAAGAAAAAATGCAAGTGGCTATGTTGATGCCGGAGGATTAAAAGTAAGAGCAATTAGTGGAAATGATAGTTCAAAATTAAGAGTAAAAATAAAAAGATAACTTTAAAAAAAATTTAAAATGGCTATTACTTTAGGGGGCGGAACTACAACTCCAGCTCCAGTAAAACAAACTTTGTCAACTAACTACGTTGACTTTACCGCTGCAGGAACTGCAGGATGGGCACAACAATATCTACCAGATCTATATGAAGCTGAAGTTGAAAAATTTGGTGACAGAACAGTTGGTGGATTTCTAAAAATGGTAGGCGCTGAAATGCCTATGAGTTCAGATCAAGTTATTTGGTCAGAGCAAGGAAGACTACACCTTTCTTACACAGGTACTTTAGGTACTGATACTAACAAAACAAATGAAATAACAGGTCTTACAGGTCACGCAATCCGCGTTGGTCAAACAGTTGTTATTTCTGACGGTGCAGGACCAGCTGTTAAAGCTTATGTTTCTGCAATTGCTGCTGCAGCTATTACTGTTAACTGTTATACAAGTGATACTGGTTGTGTTGCTGCTGGTGTAACTGCAGGTGCTGTTTCTTTATTTGTATACGGTTCTGAATTTGCAAAAGGTACTGATACAATGAGTGAATCAGTAACTCCTAGCTTCCAGTCTTATACTAACAATCCTATTATCTTAAAAGATAAGTATGAAATCTCTGGATCTGATGCTTCTCAAATTGGATGGGTTGAAGTAACTGGTGAGTCTGGTGAGTCTGGATACTTATGGTATATCAAAGCTGAAGGAGAAACTCGTTCACGTTTTGAAGACTATACTGAAATGGCTTTAGTTGAAGCAGAAAAGAATATTAATACTTCTACTTCTACAATTGCTGGTTCTGAAGGGCTTTTTGCTGCGATTACTGATAGAGGACACATCCATGAAGATGGTATTAATGGTTCTTCTGCTGCAGATGATTTAGCTGATTTTGATAACATGCTTAAGAAACTTGATAAGCAAGGTGCTATTGAAGAAAACGTACTTTTCTTAAATCGTGATCTTTCTTTGAACATTGATGACATGCTAGCTGCTCAGAATTCTTACGGTGCTGGAGGTACTTCTTACGGAGTATTTAACAACAGTGAGGATATGGCGCTTAATTTAGGATTTAGCGGTTTCCGTAGAGGTTCTTATGATTTCTACAAAACTGACTGGAAATACTTAAATGATGCTGCTACTCGTGGAGCAATCGCTGGAGATGTTACAGGTGTATTAGTACCTGCAGGAACTTCTACTGTTTATGACCAAATTCTTGGTAAAAACCTTAAAAGACCATTCCTACACGTACGTTACCGTGCTTCTGAAGCTGATGATAGAAAAATGAAATCTTGGATCACTGGATCTGTTGGAGGAGCTTCAACTTCTGGTTTTGATAAGATGGAAGTACACTATCTATCTGAAAGATGTTTAGTAACTCAAGCTGCGAATAACTTCGTATTGTTTGGTGACTTTGCATAATTAATTAAGTAAGATTTACCCTCGTTCAATCAACGGGGGTAAACTCTTACATTTTTTATCTATTTAATATTATCATATCATGTCAAAAAATACAAATACTTGGGAAGTAAAAGATAGAACTTACTTATTAAAAAATGATCTATCACCATTAACCTTTACTATTAAATCAAAAAATATATTTTGGTTTGATGAAGAAAAAGGATTTGAAAGAGAATTAAAATACACTATAAATCAAAAAACACCTTTTGTTGATGAATTCAAAGGGAATGCAAGATTAGGACATATTGTTTTTGAAGACGGTATTTTAGTTGTTCCAAAAAATAAACAAACATTACAAAAATTACTTTCTTTATATCATCCTTCCAGAAATAAAGTTTATCAAGAGTTTGATCCTAATGTTGAGGCGCAAGACGAACTTGAAATCATAGAAAACGAAGTAGAAGCTTTATTAATAGCGAAAGAGATGGATATTGATCAAGCAGAAGCTATAGTTCGTATTAATGCTGGTTCTGCGGTATCTACGATGACTTCTAAGGAACTTAAAAGAGATTTGCTTGTATTTGCCAAAAACGATCCTATCTTGTTCTTAGAATTAGCTAATGATGAAAATGTACAAGTTAGAAATGTAGGCTTAAAAGCTGTAGAAGCTGGAATTGTAAAATTATCTGATGACCAGCGTACATTTAAATGGAGTACTAACGGAAGAAAATTAATGACTGTACCTTTTGATGAAAACCCATATTCAGCTTTAGCTGCTTGGTTTAAAACTGATGAAGGCGTAGAAGTATATAAAGCAATAGAAAAGAAACTAAAATAGTTGCTCTTATAGTGGTTAGGCCATCTTAAGGGTGGCTTAATTACTATAAATAATAAAAACAAATATGATTAGCATAGATACGGTTTACCAAAAAGTATTATCAATTGTTAATAAAGAGAATAGAGGTTATATAACGCCACAAGAGTTTAATTTATTTGCAAATCAATCACAATTAGAAATATTTGAACAGTATTTTTTTGATCTCAATCAATATATGAGACAGAAAGAAAATAATACTGAATATGCTAATTTATATAGAATCATTGATGAAAAGTTAAGTAAGTTTAAAACAGAAGCTAACTTAACATATTCAACAGATCATTTTAATTTCCCTGCTAATCTTCATAAGCTGGGAACAGTTATTTATAACTCAATTGAAGTTGAGAGAGTAGATAAAAAACAACTACTTGAATATCAGCTATCTAAGCTAACTCAGCCAACAATTACTTCACCTATATATATACAGAACATTGCAAATACCAGCGCAGATTGGTCTATAAGTGTATATCCAACAACAATAACTTCTGGTGTTTCTTGTACATACGTTAGAAAACCTAATAGTGTAACTTGGGGCTATACTAGTGTATCAGGAAATGCTTTATATAACGCAAGTACTTCAACTGATTTTGAAATACATGAATCAGAAGAAACAGCTTTATTGTTAAAAATACTCGCATACGCGGGATTAAATATAAAAGATCCTTCTATAATTCAAGTAGCGGATGGAAAAGAAAACAAAAAGATAACTCAAGAAAAGTCATAATAGATGGGACTCATAACACAAACAGCAAGACAATATTATACTTTAACGCAAAAGTTTACGGGTACTGGTAGTTTATCTACATTTACCTTAACTTTTGATCCGTTACCATCTAGCATAAATGATTTTATAGTATTTATTAGTGGCGATGAGATTGATGATAGCAATTATACTTATAATAATTCAACGGGAGTTATTGATTTTTCACCTTCAACACCTCCTGGTTTAAATATAGAGGTAAAAGTTGTTTTAAAAAATCAGAAGCATGGTAGCTATAGATATATATCTTTAGAAGATATTATAAATAATTTTATGGTTTCTTATGTAGGCGATGATAAAATTATAAGTACAGTAAAAAAACTAGATGTTATATTTCATGCTAAAAGAGCTATTCAAGAATTTAGCTATGATATTTCAAGAGTTGAAAAAATACAAGAAATAGAAGTTGGGGATACTTTAACTGTACCTTTTCCACAAGACTATGTTAATTATGTTCAACTGTCTTGGGTTGATGGAAATGGAATAGAAAGAATACTATATCCTTCTACAAATACCTCAAGACCATCACAGTCTATACTACAAGACAATGATGCTAATTATCTATATGATAATGATGATTCCTTACTTACTGGTACATCGATAACAACTGATAGATTTAAAGGTATTGAAAATACAGATAACACTGGTTTATTTGATGAAATACATAATAGTCTATCAACTAGCGGCTTAGGCCAAAGGTATGGTAATAACCCTGAAACTACACAATCTAACGGTTTATTTGTTATAGATGAATTAAACGGACAATTTGGATTCAGTAGTAATTTACAATCCCAAATACTTACTTTAAAATATATATCAGATGGTTTAGGTACTGATGCAGAAATGCAAATACATAAACTAGCTGAAGATGCTATCTATAAACATATAGCTCACGCTGTAATTGCTTCTAAAGCAAACATGCCCGAATATATAGTAAATAGATTTAAAAGAGAAAGAAGAGCTGCAATGAGAAATGCTAAGCTTAGACTTTCAAACATGAAGTCATTAGAAATGGCTCAAATAATGCGAGGCAAAAGCAAGCAAATAAAACACTAATTAAATGCCAGAAATTAAAAACAATTTCCTTAAGGGGAAAATGAATAAAGACGCTGATGAGCGTGTTTTACCTCCTGGAGAATACAAAGATGCTTTAAACATTCAAGTTGGTGTTGCTGAAAATGGTGACGCTGGTAGCTTGCATAATGTATTAAGTAATAATAAAATAAGTAATCTTAATATTTCTGGAGCAAAGTGTATTGGTAGTGTGGCAGATACACAAACTGAAAAAATATACTGGTTTATCTATGGCACAACGGTTGATGCTATTGCAGAATATGATGAGACAACGAATACAATTTCACCTGTAATAGTTGATACAACTAAAAATATATTAAAGTTTCTTAATACGCAAATAACTGCTTTAAATGTTATAGAAGGGTATTTAATATGGTCAGATAATAATTCTGAACCAAAAAGTATTGATATAGAATCTTTTAAGTCTGGTTCAACAAATTTTGCTACAACAACAACTATAATAGATGATATATTAGGCGTAAGAAATATTGAAGAAGCCGATATTACATTAATAAAGAAAAAACCAGCCTCTGCCCCAACGTTAGTTACTAATACTTTAGGAAACACAATTCAGTCTAATGGTATTGATATAACGGTTAATATTGATATGACTGGAGCTTCTTTTGGAGATACACTAGACATACAGTTTTCTGCAGACCCCGATATTGATATTAATGAAAAATTTGTTGTATCTAATAGCGATTTAAGTAAAGCATATATTGTACAAAAGGTTGAGGGGTATTTGCATGCTACCACTGATAAGTGCAAAGTTTTATACGGTTTATTAGGCACTACAGTACTTGACTTTGATAATTTTACAGGTGTAATAAGAAAAGGAGATATATTATTTCCTGATAAATTTGTAAGATTTGGTTATAGATGGAAGTTTAAAAATAATCAGTACTCAGTAATGTCTCCATTTACAGAGCCAGTTTTTTATCCCGAACAAATGACAGGAACTGGTTCAACGTTTAATTATACTATTTCAAAGGGATATAATGATGCAATGGAAAATACAATTAAAAGTATTGAATTGCATAATATTGATTGTTCGGATACTAGTATAGACTCTGTAGATATATTATATAAAGAATCAAACAATACAAATATATATATATATAAAACAATTAAAAAACAAGATTTAAACGGCTTTAATCAAGGTGATATACTAGGAGATTGTGATGTACCTATTACTTCTGAAAGTTTTTACACTGTGCTTCCAAGTAATCAATTATTTAGGCAATATGATGATGTTCCATATAGAGCTAAAGCTTTAGAAATAAGTGCTAATAGAACTATTTTTGGTAACTATATAAATGGTTTAAATGTAACTAAAGATCAAAACAATAATCCAGCAACTTATTCACCTAATTTTAATGTATCAATAAGTAAAAGAACAACAGATAAGTTAAAATCAATAAAAGCTGGTAGAAAATATCAATTTGGTATTTTATTTGAAGATAAATACGGCAGACAAACTCCTATTTCTTCTAATGAATCAGGATCAATACATATTAATTTTAATGATGTTCGTGGGGTAGGTCTAGATGTGTATAATTCTGATACAACAGGGGGCAAACAATTCCAAGTTTCAATGAGCTCATTACCTATTCGAATTAATTTTGATAATAGAATTGAAAGATTTAAATATTATATTAAAGAACAGTCTAAAGAATATTATAATATTTTAATTCATTCAGCATATGATGATACCGAAGATTCTGATATTACTTGGATAGCATTACCTAGTTTTGAAATAAATAAGGTAGATGAAAATGATTATGTAATATTAAAAAGAAAATCTACTAGTTATTTTCCAGTTGCAGATCAAGAATTTAAATTTAAAGTATTAACCTCTGTTGGGTCTAAACCATCTACATTAGATAATGCAAATGATTTAAATGGAAACTTTTTTATAAAAGTTGAAAAAAATTCTTCATTATCTTTATCTGATTACAATGGTGGTATTTTTGAAACAATACCGGAAGATAACATTTTAGATTTATATTATGAAACAGAAGATTCTTATCCTATACATGAATATACACAAACAAAAACTTTAAAATGGTTTAATTGTTATGATTTTGCAAATGGTATAGAAAGTGATAGAATTAAAGATGATTTTAACGAAGCTACTATAGATAATCAAGTACGAGTATCTACTATAGTTGAAGATGGATATAAGCAAAAGCATAACAAATATGGTTTAATATTTTCTAGCGGGTTATTTAATGCTAGAAATGGTGTTAATGATATAAACCAATTTAATACTGCAGAAGCTATAACTAAAGATCTTAATCCTGAATATGGCAGTATACAAAAGCTTCATACTAGAGATACTGATATGGTAGTTTTTTGTGAAGATAAATTATTAAAAATACCAGTACAAAAAGATATTTTATTTAACGCAGATGGCACTACAAACTTAACAGCTTCAAACAAAGTTTTAGGAACAGCAAGAACGGTTGCTGGAGAATACGGCATATCTACAAATCCAGAATCTTTTGCAGAGTATGGTTATCGAGTATATTTTACAGATAGAGCTAGAAATGCTGTATTAAGACTCTCTATGGATGGCTTAAGTGTTATATCTAATTATGGTATGTCAGACTTTTTTAGAGATAAATTTAATAAAGCTACTACTGAAGAATCTATTTCTTTTAAAGAAGGTCTTGATGGTTGGACGTCAAGATTAAGCTTTGTACCAGAATCAGGTGTATCTTTAAATGGTAGTTACTACACTATGAAAGATGGTGAGTTATATAAACAGCACGTAGCTTCTAGCAATTATAATAATTTTTATAATACACAATACAACTCTACTGTTGACTTTGTATATAATCAAGACCCTTCTGTAATTAAAAACTTCAAAACTTTAAGTTATGAAGGTACTGAAAATTGGTATGCTAATACTATAAAAACAGATCAACAATCTGGCAAAGTAAGCACTTTTATAAATAAAGAAGGCAAATGGTTTAATAATATTAAGGGTATTGCAAATACAGATAATAATTTAGATACTAAAGAATTTTCTATACAAGGGTTAGGAAATATAACTAGTTTTACAACATAGTACATAATGAGTATAAACGCAGATAATATAATAGGTACATACGATATATATACTAAACAATATATAGTTACTTTTACAGAAAAGCCAACATTAGTTGTTCCGCCCGCGGATTGTAGTTTTTCATTAACAGCTACTGAAGTAGTTGAAATAGTACCTATTCCAGAACCAACTGATCAAGATTGTAGTTTTTCATTAGCTGCGGTATATTCAGGCCCTGCTAGAACAGCAACAATATCTGGTTTAACAACATCTAATATAAATACTAATGTTACTCTTACTGCTGTAAGCAATAACTTTACAAGTTATAAGCACGAATGGACTGGGGGTAATGTTGATGGCGATACAACAGAAGTTGTTACCGCAACAAGTTCTTCTGCTGGAACCGTTAATTACGGTGTTACAATAAACGATGTTTACAGTGATACACATTCTATTAATTGGACTAATCCACCTACACCTCCAACCCCAACCCCAACCCCACCACCAACCCCACCACCAACCCCAACCCCCTGTACAAGTAGAATAACTTCTACTTCTATACCAGCACAAACATTAACTCAAGGCCAAACGGTAAATATTGATGTAAGCCCTTACTTTACACAATTAGATGGGTTAAGTTTAAGTTATAATGCTGATGGTTCTGGTGCAATTTTTCAAGGTCTTTTGTCAAGTGTATCAATAAGTGGAAGTACAGTAACTATAACCGCTAATAACAGTAATGTTTGTAATACACAATCAAATGCTGTTTCAGTAACAGCTGATGACGGTGTATCAGGAAATTGTATTGGGATAGAGTTTATTTCTGTTACAGTTACTGGGTGCTCAACTCCACCAACACCTCCGCCTACACCACCAACACCTCCGCCTACACCACCTACACCCCCACCTTCTCCACCTACTCCAACGCCCACGCCTTCTGGAAGTTTTAGCGGATGTCCAGTAACTTCATTTACCCCTGGGGTTTCAGGTTCAACTTCGATTACAGTTGTAGCAAATGAAGCTTGGTCATTATCTATAGCAGGTGCAGCTTCATCATATTTTACTTTAAGTCCAGCGAGCGGGTCAGCAACTAATGGAACTTCTGTTACTGTTTCTTATGATGGTAGTAGTAGCTTTGATCGTGATGCTATAATTTCATTAACAGTTGGTGGGACAAATGTAGCTAGTTGTACTATAGAATATTCAAATTAAAATTAAATGAAGGAAGTTAAAAATTTTCTTACAGAAAATGAATGTAATTATATTATAGATTTAATTAATAATAACAACTTTAAATCACAAGTAATTGGAGCAGAAGGCAAGTCTATTTACGAAAACAGTAGAACATCCTCCACATCTAATTTATCAATAGCAGATAAAGTTATTATTAGTATACATAAAAAAATATCAAATTATTTAAATATACCTATAGAGAACGGAGAATCTTTACAAGGTCAAATGTATGAACCTGGTGAATATTTTAAACCACATCAAGATGCTTTTTCTGGTAATTCTTATGAAGCTCATGCGGGAACCGCAGGAAACCGCACGCATACATTAATGATTTATTTAAATGATAATTTTGAAGGTGGTGAAACAAGATTTACAAACATTAATACATCTGTAGTTCCTGAAATAGGCAAAGCTGTATTTTGGAAAAATATAGACGAGAATAAAAATATAATACCAGAATCAATGCACGAAGGTTGTGAGGTAACCTCAGGTAAAAAGTATATAATAACGTCCTGGTGGAGAGAAAATTCTTGGTCTACAAATAACACTAAACTTAATAATTTTGTTAATTCTGGGCCACCTAAACTTACAGAAAAAGGTTTTAAAGTAATTCCGTTGCCTAAAAATGAATGGAGTATAATACAAGACACTTATGAATTAATTAAAAACAAAAATGTAGAAGAAATTTTTGATAATAAAAAAGATTTTATTAAAAATGGAAACACTGAATTATTAAGTTTTGATCATGCTCCTAATATTAAAAATTTTATTCATAATCAGTTGTTAAAAATTCACGAAGAATTTGCTGGTAAAAAACTTATACCGTCTTTTATATATGGAATTAGATCTTACCAAAACGGAGCAACATTAGTTCCTCACGTAGATCGCATTGAAACTCATCACATATCCTCTATAATAATTATAGATAAAGATTTAGATGGAGAAAATGATTGGCCTTTAGATATTAAAGACCATAATGGCGAATGGCATAAAGTTTATGCAAAACCAGGGGATATGATACTTTACGAAGGGGCGGTGTGCAAGCATGGACGTAAAGAAAATTTTAAAGGTAATTATTTTAGAAATTTATTTGTTCATTATAAGCTTCATGACTTTTTAACAAATAATGTTTTATAGATTAAAAATTAAAAAAAAATAACAAAATAATAAAATGGCACAATACACTTTAACAGGAACTTTTGGAACATCATTTGAAAATAGTGATACGGTATTATTGTCTGTAAATTCAGGAACAATATCTCCAACTTCCACAACAAAAGGCGCTTTAGCAGCGGGATTAAACGTACAAATAGATGACGGTGTTACCGTTACTGCAGTTGCAAATAGTGGAGCGTGTTCATCTGTAATAGCTCAAGTTGTTGCAGGTACTGCAGCACCAACCCCTCCTGCTTCAGCCGCTGGATCATATGATTGTAATACAAGAACTTGGGCAACAGCAAGTTGGAATTCTGGAACTGGGGCGGTTACTTTAACTCCATCAGCAAATACAACGATACATAGTTATTCTCCAACTAATATTTCTGCTAATAGTGGGGAAGTGTTTATTGAATACACTTTTTCAAATTCAGAAGCTGGCTGGGATAATACGGATGCTCAAATTGCTGTAACTGACCCTGTAGCTTGTTATATGCCATCTATTGATACTGGAGCAACGCTAGAGCCTTTTGGACCATCGCAAGCTAATTTCAATGTTGCTGATGGAGTTACTGGAGCTACCATAGTAGTTGGTACTGATGCGACTGTTAGTCAAGGTACTTTAGTAAGTGTTAGCCCTTCGGTGTATGGTAATAATTTAAATAACTATGTAGGTACTATTACACCGCCTGCTTCAGGATATTCTAATAGTGGAGGAGCAAACATAACAGATAGTGATGACGCGATTGGTTCTTCAACAACTCCTACTGGATCATTTAGTGGAAGTTTTTCAGGATTTACACCTGGAGATGCAGGGGAATATGCTGTAAATGTAACTTCTAATGTAGCTTGGAGTTTAGCATTAAAAGGTTCAGATACAACACACTTTACTTTAGATGTAGTATCTGGTAATCCAGGAACTAGTGTTGTTACTATGAGTTATGATGGAAGCAATAATTGGGATATTAATTCAAACGTCAGTGTTATTTTAAAATCTACAACACCTCTTGCGATATTAGCTTCTACAACGGTAGATTATACTAATTAACATAACCAATTAAGACGTAATAATAAATACATGAGTCAGATCACGTTAAATATAAACTTCGATAAAAATACTTCATTACAAGTTGGAGATATTATTTATTATGAAACTGCAGGTTCTATTAAAACAATAGGACCTGTAACTACTATTAATACTTCATCTATAGTTTGTGAAGAAACTGGTGACACCAGTAGTTTAGCAAACAACTCATTTATCTTTTTTGGAAAAGACAATGAAATAAATACATCGGGCATAATAGGATACTATGCTGAAGTACAAATGAAAAACGAATCAACTTCTGAAGCTGAAATATTTGCAGTTAATTCAGAAATATTTTTAAGTAGTAATTAAAATATAAAATTATGGATCCATTAACAATAATAGGAATGGCTGGAAAAGCTGCACAAGGCGTAGCTGGAATAATAGGAGGTATTGTAGGTAGCCAAGCTAGGAAAGATGAACAAGAAACAGCTACAAGTCAATTTGATAAAAGAATGAGATCTTATGAAAGTTTTGATTTTCAAAATTTGTATGCGGACATTGAAAATCCTATGGAAGATTTAAGAGTTGGTACTCAAGCCGCAGAATTTCAAGCTCAACAAACTCAACAAGGTTTAGCTCAAACATTAGACGCCCTTAGAAGCAGTGGGGGCGGGGCGGGTGCAGCAGCTTTAGCCCAAACATTAGCTCAGGCTCAAGCACAATCAAGCCAACAAATAGCTTCAGGAATTGAACAACAAGAATTAGCTAACGAATCTGCAAGAGCAGCTATGCAAGCTGAATTAAATTTAAAAGAAGCTTCTGGTGCAATGGAAGTGCAAGACTTTGAACTTGGCAGAACAGAAACTTTATTAGACATGAGTTCTCAACGTAAACAAGCTGCTGATGCGGCCAGAGCGCAAGCTACTGAGTCAATTTTAGGTGGAGTTGGACAGCTAGGTGGTTCTGTTGCGGCATTTGGAGCAATGGGTGGATTTTCAAAAAAAGAAAATAAAAAGTATGACACTGGACAACCAGGTTAATAAGATGCATAGGAAAAAAATAAATTATGGCAAGTAAATATTATAATCCAAGATTAGCAGCTAATGTTGCAAAAGCTCAAGCAAGAGAATTTGTAGACGTAGGAGGTTCTTTTAGCAAAGGTTTTGAAGACGCTAGAACTACTATTGAACCTTTAATAAAACCGGCTATTGATAAATATAATGCTGATATAGAAACTATTGCATCATTAGCTGTTGATCCTAAAGGTATACCTGTAGATTCAAGAAAAGCTGTTGAAGAATTTGTTAAACAAAAAAAGCAAGAGGCTTTTGAAGCAAGACAAAGTGGAGTTGCTCCGGGGGCTGAAGCTATACAACAAAGTAAATTTGCAATAGATGGCGTTGCTGAGGTTGCAAAAAGACAAGGAGCTCGAATAGCTGTTGGTCAAGAATTAATTGCAATAGGTTCTAGTGCAAACGATATTGAAACTACAACTGCTTTAAAAGACATATTAACCGCAGAGTTTGATCCAAGTGACCCAGATGGTAATTTTTATAAATTAAGTAATGGTGAAAAAGTAAACGAACAATATATGGATAATGTAATTAAAAGTTACATGGTTACTCCTGATGGGGATTACTTAGATTTATATGATAACATGGATAAGTTAATTACAAAAAAATTTGATGCCAATAACCAACCATATTATGGATATGATGATGTGGATGCAGAAAGAGGAAGAAGAATGGTTGCTGCAAAAACAGATAACCCTGAAACTGGCGACACTTTTACTTTTGATGCTTTATCAAATCCTGACCCATATAGAGGTTTAAGTAAAGAATTTACAGATGGTATTGATTTTACTAAAATGACAAAATCTCAAATTATTTCTACAATAAAAAAAGAAAAAGGTTATAAAACTGATGAAGAAGCTACAACTTATGCAAAAACATTAGTTGTAAATGGTTTTCAAAAAGCTTTTGCTAAATCATTTGGAAAAGAAAAACCTTATGTAGATCCATTAAAAGCTGCTAAAGTTAAAGAAATAAAAAGAAAAGGTGCAGAAAGTACAGCGGAAATTAAACTTATTGAAAAAGAAATAGATGATGCAGCAAAAATACTTAATAGTAAAGGCACATCTTTTTCAAGTCCATTAACAATATCAACTGAGCGTTTACCTTCTAAATATGAAGAAGAATTAAAAGATTTAGGCCTTTCTTATGAGCCAATACCAGAAACTATAATAAATGAGGATAATAAGGAAATTGAAACTGGAAAAACAGTTGGATATAGAATATTTAATACAAGGCTAGGTAAATCAAAAATTTCAGAAGATATTTTAATTGGTGATTCTCCTAGTTTAATTAAAAAGAAAATGCTTGATGCTTTAGGTAGAAAATATAAAACAGTACAAAGATCATATGATGTTCTTAAGAATGACCCATTTAATCCTAATAATTAAATAAAATAATATGTTTGAACTAAACGGAGAACCAGTTGATTTAGATTTTTTGCAAGGCAAAGCTAAAGAATATAATATGGATTTTGATTCATATATTAATAAGATGAAATCAAAAGGCTTAACAGAAGTTGAGCCGGGAAAGATAACTCCTCCGAAGGAAGACAATCAGGGTGGGCCTGTGGAGGTAAATGCAACACCCAATACGGATTTAAACTTGGTAAATGGTTTTTTGGATTACAACGATCCCAGTGTAAGAAAAAAGTCTGATTTTACTTATAGCGAAGAACAACAATACCTTAGAAATAAAACAATTCCAAAAAGATTAGAAAAAAAATCTGAAGAAGAATTAAAAAATATGTATCAGCAGTATATAGTTGGTACTAAAATTTCTGACGAAGATTTAAAACAGGGTTTTGCTAATGAATATTTTAATATAAAAAATATAAAAGGCCAATGGACTGTAACTCCAGGGGGTGGCTTTTTTGCGCAACCCACAAAAGCTGATATTAAAAAAGCATTAGGTGAAGAAAAACATTCTGAATATTTAAAATGGAAAGAAAACGGAGAAATTAATTTACCATTTCCAGGAAATCAACTAGAAGAATTAAAAGGTAAAATTAAAAAAAGAAAGAATGAATCTTTTATGATGAATCTTTCTGATAATGAACGAACCCAATTTTCAAATTTTATAGCAGATAGAAATAAAAAAATTGAATTAGCGGTAGAAGATTTATCTAATAAAAATAATGATCTTACAAAAAAGTCTAAGCAATTTGAAAATGAATTTGTAAAATTTGAAACTCAGCTAGACTTTATTGATAATGAATTAAAGGCTATGCAAACTCAGTATGGAAAAATTTCTGGTCTTGATAGCCCTAAAGTTATTAATAAATATAATAGCTTAATAGAGCAGCGAAAAACATTAATTAATAAAAATTTACCATTAATTAATTTTGGCAAACAACTTAATAAAGACGCATTAGATTATAACAATAAGCTTGAAAGTTATAATATAAATCCAGAGGAATATACTGATAATATTTACGCGCTAGAAGCGTCTAAATTAAATTATAGCTTAATTGATTTAGCAGCTAAAAATTTAGAAAAAGGTTTTTTTGGTGGATTAGCAATGATCGGAGAAACGGTTGTTGAGGGTGCTGAAGCCCTTAGAATTATAGATGAAACAACTGCTGATGAACTTTCTAGCGTTGCTATAAATTATAATAATGAACTTTCAAAATCATTACAAAAAGATTTTCCAAAAAGAATAGAATTAAGTGAAGTAAATTCTAATAATGCAGGAAGATATATTGGTGAAACAATAGCTGATAATAGCTTTTCTATTGCAGCAGCAGCATTACCTTGGATGGGGGTTGCGGCAAAAAGTACTACTGCTATAGCAGCTACTAGAAATATTTCAACAGCAGCTTTTGGAATATCATCATATGGGGCAAAAAGATCTGAAATGAAAATTGCTCAAATTAATAAAGAAAGCAATTTAAATAATATAAATAAAGAATTAAACAGAGCTGATTTAACAGAACAAGAAAGAGTTGAGCTTGAAGAGCTAAAAAGTATTTGGGAAGATATGCCAACTTATTCTGAATCTCAAATGTTCTTTGCCCCCTTATTATTTGCTGGTATAGAAGCCGGGGCAGAAAGATTCAGTGCTATTAAACAAATTGGCGCATTGACAGATATGTCAAAGACTATTACTAGAAGCGCTTTTTCTAAATCTTTAAGGGCTGCAACATTAATTCCAAAAGGAGTTTTAATAGAAGAAGCTGAAGAACTTGCAACTCAAGTTGGTCAAAATATTGTTGATATTGTAAGTTATCGTTTAGCTGCTGATAAATGGGGAGATAAAAGTGTTTTTGAGGGGATTGATGCTAACTTTTTTGTAAAAACCGCAATAACGTCTTTTGCTATTGGCGGCCCTGGTCATTTAAATAATTATGTTGAAATAATTAAAGATGAGTTTAGGACTGCTGAGGACAAAAAAAATATTGCTAAATTTTTAAATAAGTTTGAGTTATTAGGTAAAGAATTTAATGACGGCAATATTACTAGAAAAGAATTTAATAAAAAAAGAAAAGAAATATTATCTGACCTTTGGCTTCAAGATAAAATTGATTTAAGAAAAGTAAATAATCTTACTGCGCAACAAATTGAAGAAGTTGCGGAGAGTAATAGAATAATGCGAAAGCAATTAAGATTGGCAAGTGAAATTGGTGCTAATACAAAATTATCAGAAGAATATAAGCAACAAGAGCTTTTAGAATTAAAGAATAAATATGTAAAAGCACAAATTAGTAAAAATAAAATTTTAAAACAAGAACAACGTGAACTTTCTGTTGAGGCTGCATTTTATGATGGACTTTATAATTTAAATAAAGATATATTATTTGAATTAATACCTGAAGGTAGCGAAGTTAAAATATTTACCTCAGAGCAAGAATCAAAAGAATGGGCTGAAGCAAATCTACCAGAAAATCAAAGGGATAAAGCTACTGATAATGCTTTTACTGACGGTAAAAATATTTATATAAATGAATGGGTAATACAACAAACATTAAGTTTGATTGGCGATCAAGAAATAGAAAATATTGTTGGTAAATACAGTCCTATGTTTGCAGCTGTATCTCCTGTTCATGAATTATTTCATTTAAAAATTTCTCAAGATAAATTATTTTTTAATAATAAACTTCAAGGTGAATTAAAATGGGCTAATCAAAAATTAAGAAAAGCTCTTAGACAAAAATTTGAAGAGGGTAAAGTTATTAATCAAGAGGCTTATGATGCTATTATCCAAAGGCTTGATGCAATGGATGAAGGGGGCAAAGCTGATATTGAAGAATACTTTACAGCTATTTCTGACGCACAGCGTTTAGGCTTAATTAATAAAAGTGATTTTTCTTTAGATTTTGCAATGAAATCTTTAGTTAATAAAGCACTAACATTAATTAATCCAAGAGCAAATATATTTGGTAATATTAAAACAACCGAAGACGCCTTTAATTATATAGAAGATTTTAATCGATCAGCACAATCTAAAAAAATATTTTTAGGCGGAGCAACAGAAAAAGATGAAATAAAAGCTTCTAAAGATATAAAACAAGGTATTGATAAATTTGTTCAAAATATTGATGGAACTAAAAAATATCAAACTAAACAAGAATTTGAAGCGTCAGAAGACTATATAAATGCATATGAAGCTATTACGCAAAGTAATTTATTAGATGGCTTAATTATGCAAGGCATGACTGAAAAAGGTGTTATTGGACCAGCTATGCAAGATTTTGTTCAAGAAGTAAAAGATGATTTGACAACACGATTTGTAAAAAACTTTGACCCTGCTAAAAATGAAAGTTTATTTGGTTGGCTAACTGGTAAAAATGGAGTTTTAAATTTTGCTAAAATAGCAGTCCAAACACGATATGTAAAAACAAAAGGGCAAGAAACCGGATTAGAAACAGAAATAGGCGGGGAAGTTATTACAAGAGATCTTATAGATGAAGATATATTAATAGATGAAACTATTGATTTAGAAACTTCTGAAGGTTTAGAAGCCTCTACTTTAATTGAACCGTTAAATGCGTTAACTAAAGATAATCAAATTAAAAAACAATTTGTTAGCACAGTTGCGGAAAAAATAAAAAATATAAAAGTTGAAAACCTTAATTATAAAACATTAAAAGATTTAGCGCCTGAGTTAACAAATAAAATATTTGGAAAAAGAACATCTGATAAGCAAGAGTTTATTAGAAATAATGCCAAACTTTTATATGATTTGCTACCAATGGGCGCAATGAAAATGGCTATTGATCGCACAAAAAGTGCTACAGGCATTCAACGTTCTTTATTAATGGCTTTTTATGATAAAGGTGAAAGAGTAGTACAGCGCGATGAAATTAAAAAGGAAATAGCTGGTACTGCCGCTGGCTTAAATGAGCAAATTAAAAAACCTTTTTATAAACCAGAATTTTTATCATTATTTGGAGCAAATGAAGGGCAAGCCCAAGACAGAAATCAAGTTACCGCAATAAAAGCGCTACAAAAAGAAATTGGAAAAGCAATTACTAATAGGACTGCTAGACAAGCATTAGAATCCGAAAATATACCTGCAAAAGTTTTATTTAGAATTGCTGATGGTAAGTCTAAAATAATGGCTTCTAAGGGTTTGAATTTATCAATACCAAAATTAGAACAATATCATAATGATGTTGAAATACTTTCTGCTGCATTAACAAGATTTTCAAAAACAATTAATGGTGTTGAAGTTAAAAAAGGTTCAAAAGAAATAAAAGAATTTGTAAAACAATCTTTAGCGCCGCATGTGGATAATTTTTCTACTTCAACAAAATTACTACTATTGTATAGTTTGTCTGGAACTGGAAGAGATAAAATTGAAAATAATTTAGGAGCAAGATATGCAATATTTCCAACAATAAAATCAACTGCTAATTTTTTAAATATTGATAAAAAAACATTAGATCAAATAGATTTAAATGATTATAATTCTGTATTAGCCTATGCTGGAATTAAAGCTATTACAGCTAAAAAGAATTTAAATAAAACTAAAAAAGTACTTGAAAGATTAAAAAATAAAGATAAAGAATTAATAAATATTATAGAAAAAGAAAATTCTATAAAAGAAAAAGCTTTAAAAATATTTATAAATGATCTTATTAAAGTTGCAAAAATAAACGATAATGCAGAAAAATCAATTTATCATATTTTAAATATACAAGATAATTATACTTTGCATGCTGTCCGCGCTTTACATCCTTTAATTTCTTTTACTGATCCTTCTGTTTTAAATGAGGATGAAAGATTCCATGATGAACATTTTTCTAGATCAAAAAGAACTTCTGCTTATATTTCAACTATAATTAAAAATGCAATTGATGGAGAAACAGCAGATGTAACAGACAGTAAAATAAATTTACTATGGAGGGGCATGTATAGAGGTATTATCACAAAAACCCAAGGTGATAAATTTAGTTCATCTAAAGATTTTGGGCCTCAAACATATATTAGTCAATCGCCACTATATGAAATGAATGACAATATAGAAGATGGCGATTTGCATTATTTTTTACCTAATACTACCTTAAATCCATATAAAGAAATAAAAACTTTAAATGAATTATTAGATGGATTAGCTCCAATTAAATCTATAAAAAGTGAAAATAAAAAATTAAGAGTTTTTGATTTTGATGATACACTTGCTAGATCTGCATCAAATGTATTATATACTATGCCAAATGGCGTGAAGGGTAAATTAACCGCAGAGCAATTTGCAAGTCGTGGGGATGATTTAGCTGAACAAGGCGCTAAGTTTGATTTTTCTGAATTTAATAAGGTTGTTAAAGGCAAAAAAGGCCCATTATTTAATGTTGCTAAAGCTATATTGAATAAAAGAGGAAATGAGGATTTATTTATTCTGACGGCAAGACCTGCAGATTCTAAATATGCAATACAAGAATTTTTAAAAGAATTAGGTCTTCAATTTAAAATAGATAATATTACGGGACTGGGTAGTTCAAATCCACAAGCAAAAGCAAATTGGATTGCTTCAAAACTTAACGAAGGATATAATGACGTATATTTTGCTGATGATGCATTAAAAAATGTTAAAGCTGTTGACGAAACTCTTTCTTCATATGGTATAAAGTACAGAACCCAAACTGTAAAAGCATCAAAAGGATTGAACAGGGAGTTTAATAAAATATTAGAACAATCTACAGGAGTTGATTGGGCTAGAAGATTTTCACCAGTTGATGCACGCATAATGGGTAAAGGTAAAGGTAAAAAATTCTTTATTCCTTATTCTGCTGATGACTTTGTTGGTTTGCTATACACAACTTTAGGTACTAAAAAGCAAGGTGGTAATGAGCAAATGGAATGGTATAGAGAAAATTTACTTAGACCTTTTTCTCGTGGTATTCAACAGTACGAAGCTGCTAAACAAAACGCTTTACGTGAATGGCAAATAATTAAAAAAGAAGCTAAAAAAGATGTTCCTGGAGGTTTAAATAAAAAGAACGATACAGGCTTAACTAATCAAGATGCAGTACGTATATTTATATGGAACGAGCAAGGTATGGAAATACCTGGTGCAGGTAATAAGCTTATTAATGACAACTTAGAAGTTGTAAAAAATAATCCTAAGCTACAAGAGTTTGCAGAAAGATTAATGGCTTTAAATCCAGAAGGTTATCCTGAACCATCTAAAAACTGGGATTCGGGCGATATTACTACAGACATTGTATCATATATTAATGATGTTAAAAGATCAGAGTTTTTAACTGAGTTTAAAGAAAACGCTGAAGAGATATTTTCTGATGAAAATAAACAAAAGCTTAGAGCTTTATATGGAGATAATTATATAGAAGCATTGGATGACATTCTTTTTAGAATGACTACTGGAACTAATAGAAGAAAAGGTGCAAGTAAAGTTGAACAAGAGTTTATGAATTGGACAAACAGGTCAGTTGGTGCAATTATGTTCTTTAATGCTAGATCTGCTGTACTACAAACTTTATCCGCAGTTAACTTTATAAACTTTAGTGATAATAATCCTATTAATGCTGCAATTGCTTTTGCTAATTTTCCACAATATATAAAAGATTTTGTTGCATTATTTAATTCTGATTTTCTTAAACAAAGAAGAACAGGTTTACAAACAGATGTAAATGCGGATGAAATTGCCAGAGCCGCTAAAGGTTCTAAAAATACTGCAAGAGCAATGTTAAGCGCTTTACTTAAATTTGGTTTTACACCAACACAAATAGCAGATAGTTTTGCTATTGCTTCTGGTGGTGCAACTTTTTATCGCAATAGAATAAATACATACTTAAAAGAAGGGTTAACTCAAAAAGAAGCCGAAGAAAAAGCATTTACAGACTTTCAAGAAATTGCAGAAGAAACACAGCAATCTGCAAGACCTGATAGAATATCATTGCAACAAGCGAGCTCATTAGGACGTATTGTATTATCTTTTGCCAACACCCCTATGCAATATGCCCGATTAACTAAAAAAGCTACATTAGATTTAATTAATGGACGAGGAGATTGGAAGACAAATGTTAGTAAAATTGCTTATTATAGTGTAATACAGAATATTATATTCTCTGCACTCCAACAAGGTTTATTTGCTTTATTATTCGATGATGAAGATGATGATAAAGAAAAATCAAGATTGTTTAGAATAGGTAATAGTAGTATTGATACTTTGCTTCGTGGTATAGGTGTTTATGGTGCAGCTGCAGCAACTGTTAAGAATATGATTTTAGAAATTATAGAGCAGTCTAAAAAATCAAGACCTGATTATACTAAAATTGCAATTGCAGCTACATCAATTTCACCACCTATTAATTCTAAGTTAAGAAAATTAGAATCTGCTGGTAAAACATTTACTTATAAGCAGTCAAAAGAAAAAGTATTTACTGAAGGATTTAGTTTAGAAAATCCAGTATTTTTAGCTGGAGGTAAAGTATTATCAGCTGCAACAAACTTACCTGCTGACAGGATTGTTCAAAAAGCAGATCATATTTATACAGCTATGCAACCTGAAACAGAATTGTGGCAAGCTATAGCGTTATCACTTGGTTGGTCCGAATGGGATTTAGGTATGATTGAAAATCAAACTAAAAAATCTAAAACACCATTAAGAAGAAGCAATGCAAGAAAAACAGCTAAAAGAAAAACAGCTAAAAGAAAAACAGCTAAAAGAAAAATGGCTAACTAAATGAAATAAAATGAAAATATCTAATCATATATCTTATAAAGAAGGAACAAGATCAAATACAGCAACCAGGAAAGGTATTGATAATACTCCGGGTTCTTATGAAGAATCTAATATGGTTAATATAGCTATTAATGTTTTTGAACCTTTAAGAGAGTGGGTCGGCGGACCTATTAAAATTAATTCTTTTTATCGTTGCG